ATCAGTAATTAGCCCCTTGCCGATGTTGGCATAGTTGCCATATTTATCAGCGCGAGCTTGGCCAGCGCGCAGTATGTTATTGCCAGCAAGTTGACCAAACTGGCCAGCAGCCGAGCCAACCTGCTGAGCAGAACCCAGACCAAGACCGACCAAACCCATTTGCTGGTTGAATTTATCCATTCCTGCCGCTTGATTCAGGCTGTACTCGTTTACGGCATTGGCGCGACCTTGCTGCATCAGTTGTGGGGCAATCGACGCAAGCGCTACCTGTGCGCCACCTGAACGCAACCCGCCAGTTGCTGATGCGTTGCGAAGTGCTGCATCCTCGTACTGCTGTTGCATAGCGAGGTATTCAGGGCTGCGAGTGTACGCGCCAGCATCAAAAGAAAACGGGGTTTGCCCTTGATTAACTAGCGCTTGCAATCCACCGATACCAGACTGACCCGCTTGCATGTAAGGCAGCATTAGCTCTTTCTGCGTGTTAAACATCTGCTGCTGAACATCAGTGGCGCGGTCAGTTGATCGCTCGATGGCTTGCGCTTGCTGCTTTGCTTGTTTTGCGCCAAACAGCGCATTGACGATTGACATTTATAGTGCCCTCATAAATTCTGACTGATTATAACGCACAAAGCCAAGTTTAATCAGCATGTTTTGCGCGCTCTTGTGTTCGTCGCTTGCGCCTGTTTTAACCATTAAAAAACCCATGGATTTTACGTATGCCAAAAACTCAATGCACATCGATCGTGACTGCTTGACGTGCTGTTTCGGGCAGCAGATATGCACTTCAACAACGCCACCGCCAAGACTGCGCAGGCATGCCAGCATTGATGCACCTTGTTGCTCGATAACGTAACAGCTAGCGGTTGTTGGCGCTGACGGCAAGCCGCGCTGCGATAGATAATAAGCAACGTCAAGCGTTGCGGCTGGGCGAATCATGGTGCCATCTGCTTAGCGCTGCGCTCTGCCGCAAGCAGTGCGTTGAGTTGGGTGATGGCTGCGTTTAGGTCGATTACCAACTGATTTACGTCGCCCTTCATCTCGTTAATTAGTGTAACCACTGACTGCGCTTGCGCTTGGTTGTAAGCGGCTGGCGCTGCGGTCGCGTCAGGACTAGTGACTGACACAGTCGAAGCCGCAGCATTACCAACCGGATTAGCCAGTAACACAACCCCACCAACGCCAGCCTGCGCATAGTCGCCAGTTCCGACAATGTTACCAGTTGCCCCGTGCGCTGATTCTGCGTTGACGTGGTTGTTTAGGTTGGTTTCAACTGTATCAACGCGCCCATCTAGCGCCGAAATATCGCCCTCGGCTGCATCAACCCTGCTATCGAGCGAGACTATTTGATCCTCTGCAACATCAAGCCTGCCGTCAAGCGTTTCGATTGTCTGCGTGTTGGCGTTGGTTTGGTCGATACTTGCGCCGATGTTCTGTTTTATTGCTACATAGTCTTTAATAAAACGGTCGGACAGTATTTTACCAACCTGCTGACGCATATCAGATTCTGTTGCGATGTACTCAACTTGGCGAGGTAGGATGTTAGCCATAATTCACCACCAAATTGCTAACGTTGATTTTGTCTTTACTGACACAGCGGAATTGCAAGCTGAACTCGTGCGACACATAAGCGACCGCTCTCCGGATCAGAAGTGGTCGGCCGTATTGCAACGCCCCCGAATAAACCTGAATCATTTCGCTTGAAACAAAAGCACCTTCAAAACCAACGGACATAAACAGCACGACATCGCTTTTGTTGTAGCCTGCGATTGTATTGAGCTCAATGTCGCCAACCCTGACATTTTTAGCGGGCACAAGCGGAGTGCTGAACTCACATTCAACCGCCGTGCTATTTAGCGCAGCGCTGGTTTTGTCTAACGTGTAAATGCCTGCATCATAAACTGAGCCGTAAACCCATTTGCTAATGCGCGGGTCAAACACGCCATTTGCACCCAACCAAACATCATTGTTAACGCCATAGCTAAGCACTGACCATGCGTTTTGTTTGCCGATAGTCATGGCTGCTTTGTGGTTATACATCAACGTATGGCGCGGCAGTCGCACGATAACAAGCTGATCGCGCTCGTCTGTGCGTGACTCTAAAACAGCGGCCGATAACTCCGCCTCTGTATAGCTACTGAATATTTCGTCCACTGTTTGCGTCGATAGGTTTTCAATGCCGCCAGCTTGCACAACGTGGAATGATGCGGTTTCGTCTTTACGGCCGCCGAGAATAAACACCAATCCAGCAAGCATACATTTGCAGTGCGTACCGACAATACCAGCCTGAATGGACTTTTGAGCGATTCGACTAAATGCAAAATCGACGTTTGCTTGGTTAACGAAATACTCCATCGAGTACCGACCAAACACTAAGACAAAGTTATCCTGAGTTTGCATGACGCCGAGCGATTTATCCGGCATAAACTCGGCAGTCGCATAGTCAAGCGGGTCAATCAAGGATTCATTGCTAGGCTGCGTGTGATACAAAAACTCGCCATCAGTGAAGAAGAAATAACCATCAATCCAGCAAACATCAATCGGCGCTTTCAAATCTGGGTCAGTAATCTGCACAAGCGATCCGCCAACATAGCGCCACGCCTTGCCATCTGCAACAACGCAAAGACTGTTAAACGACTGCGCAAAAGAGGCTTGACCAGCTCCGCTAATAGCGCCGACGTTAGTCACCGCGCCATCGGTGCCGACGGTGATAAATCTACCGCCTGTCACTCGACAATGCTTCGATTGGCGATCGCTGTAATAGCCGCCACGGTCTAATCCTAGACCAACGCCAAACGATTTCAGCCCATCAGCGCTGATTAGATAGCCAGCAGCCCCGCGAATTTCTTTAGACACTGCAATCATGTTTTTCGGCAGGCGGTCGCCGTAATCTGTTTGCGCCGTGGTTTTGTCGCCGCGAACGATTGGCAGTTGAATGCTAGGCATTGTTATAACCCCGCACCCGCTGCGCATCGAAGTCAACTCGAACGCTTCTTACTGTGTTTTGATCGCCTGCGACTTGGTAGACAACATAGCGCGCGCCAGCTTCAGTGAACTTAACGCGATAGGTAACCACGTTACCGTTAAGGCTTGCGGCTTCGATTTCTGTGTCGTCAGACTTGGCGCGGAGTTGGAATGAGACTACCGATTCGCCAGCAAGCAGGTTGCCAGTAAAATCAATCGTATAGGTCTGGCTGTCATCAGTTGGTTGCACGATTGAGCCACCAACGATGTTAGACTGATGATAAAACTCCCCCCATCGCGAGCTAGCTTTCCAGCCTTGACCGAACGGCATGTCGTTGCGGCGCTGCAACTCAGGTACAACAATCAAGCTGTTGCGCAGTGACTCAAGTGTTTGTGATGCGATGGACATAAACTGATCGCTTGGCTCAACAAGGTAATCAGGGCAAACGCGAAGCCCGAGCTGATACGCCATTGCTTGGCTTGCGATATCAGATAGTCCGGTGTAGTCGTTAACGTCCGGCACTTGCGCGACGTAAGGGCGGATGTTGATTTCTTCGGCGAACTGCTGAACCATTGGGATATAGTCTTCAAGCGCTGATTGCAGCATGTCCGGCGTCGCTGTCACGCCTTGAACTGATGCAGCAATGCCAGTTTTTCGCAATGCAAAGTTGATGATGTCGATAATTTTCCACACGGCGAAAGCTCCTAAAATGTTTGGGTTAGTATAGCTGGTCGGAGCACTAAAAGAAAAGGGCGCATAAAGCGCCCTAATCATTCACGGATTAATCAAGGATTACCTGCGCTTGCCCTTTGCTGTTTTATTTTGTATAATTACCTTGCAGATATGGCAGCTATCGATCGCCGTTAGCCTGACAGTTTACGCACTTAATCACAGGCGCATTATCAGAGGTTAGTAATGAAATACCCATCGCAGGAATATCTGAAATCCATATTTACATATTGTAAAAATACCGGTGTTTTAACGAGAAAAATAAGACCCATAGAGCATTTCTCTAGCAAAAGAACATTTGACTTTTACAATAGCAAATACGCAAACACTGAAGTTTCCGCAAAAAACGCAGAGGGATATTTAATTGCCGTGATAAACAAAAAAATATATAGGGCTCATCGTGTGGTCTGGATTATGGAATTTGGGGCGCTCGATGACAGTCTAATTGTTGATCACGTCAATGGAATCATTGATGACAACAGGATTTCTAACTTGAGAGTGTGCAGCCATGTTGAAAACATGAGAAATATGAAGAAAAAGAAAACGGATTTGCCACTTGGCGTTTATTTTGATAAAGCAAGAGGTTCTTACAGAGCAAGCGTTGGTCTTGGCAAACTTGGTAAGGTTATCTCAAAGAGGTTTAAAAATCTTGATGATGCTGTTTTGTGGCGAGATGCAGCCACTAAAGAACTTGGCTATCACAATCTTCATGGAAAAAAGCAGGGCGCATAACGCACCCTGCTTAACTTTTATATTATGGGGTCCCGTAAAAATGTCCCACACCTTGCGGAATCAGCAAGCCAAACGCTGGCAACAGGTCGATACGCATGCCTTGGACGTTGGTGATTGGGTTGCTCGACATGGTGGCGCGCATTGACAAACCAGTTGACGAACTGGTCATGACGCTTGAATCCCAGCCTTGCAACTTAGGCAGAACAACAGTGCCCATTGCTACGGCATCTTCGTGTAAGAAGATGTTTGGTTTGTACATGGTTGATGCAGCGCCAACGATTGTTACGGCGTCACCAGCAGTTAATGCGCGGTCAACCACGTTAAACTGTGGGTTAGTTGCGTCAACAACTGGTGCGGTAGTGATTGACACTGTGATGTCGTTACCAACTGCGGCCGCATCTTCCAGCACTGTAGCCACGAAATCAACTGCTTGGCCATTGCGGAACATGGTTTGCTTAGTCTGTTGGTTAATCCAGTTAGACGCCGGAAACACGAGCTGATCACCAGCTTTGATGTTTTTGCCAGCCAATGACGCACCAGTCAGAACAACAGTCATGCGCATTGTGTCTTTAACTGACGTGTATGTCGCTGTTGGCGTAGTTTTGACGGTAACAGATGCAGCACCAGCAGCAGTGCCAGCTGTGCGGGTTGCCAGCGCGTTAGACGTTAACGCACGAACACCAGCGAAGTTGCCGCTGATTTGCGCATCTTCCCACGCTGAGCGGATCAGCTCGACGTTGCCAGAGCCTAAAGCGCCCTGCTTGTCAGCTAATGCTTGAGCAGCCCACGGGTCCATGATTGCATACTTGCGACCAACACCCAAGCCGATGTCATAAAGGAATGAGCCACACTGCGCAACGTCCGACCATTTAGTAATCGGTGTGCCAGTGGTGCCCAACAAGCCGCCGCCAGCGTTGTTCACGATGTAGCGCGCTAATTCAAGTTCAATTTCGGTATTCATGCGCTCGTAAGCTGGGGCTAAAATCTTTTCCCACTGGTTCAGGCGTAAGGCTTCTTCAATCTGGTCATACTCAACCCATACTGTGCAATATTGGCTGATGCGCGCTTCGATCGTGCCGCTGATTAATGCGGACGAAGTTTTCGCTGTTAAATCACCAGTTGCTGTACGCTCTGCCTTGTACTGCATTGGGCGTTTCAGTCGTACTGAGTCACCCGTGTTTGGGTTAAGTTCGCCCTGAATGACTTGGCGATTAACTGCATTCACTAACACGTTAGAATTTGTAAAACCTTTCGCAAATTCTTTTAGTACAATCTGCGAGACGTTACCTTGTAAATTATTCGCTGGCATAATATTAGCTCCGATAGCTATTAACTAAATTTTGCATCGGGGAATTTAGCGTTAAACGCTGCATCCGCTGCCGATGGTGGTTTTGTGTTTGCCGCTTTCACTTTTGGTTCAGTGGCAAAACCTTGTTTAACTTTTGGGGCAAAACTCGCTGTGCGGTTAAGCTCGCCAATTTTCGCGGCTAGTTTGATTGGGTTAGTCTGCAAACCAGCCAATTCTTGCAATAGCGCTTTGTTGCGACCTGCCGCTAAAACAACGGCTGCGGGGTCTTTCGCTAAGTCGAGGATCATGTTTTGCGTTGCAGGACTAAGCGCTGAAGTTACGGCGCTTTCTGCGGCGGTATAATCCGGTGCTTGCTTCAATACTTCGGCTTTTCGCACTGCGTAGCTTTGCTGCTTTTTCTGCAACTCTGCTGCAAAGCTTTCTTCTTCAGACTGTTGCTTGGCTTTCGCGGCTTCGACCTTGGCTTGGTTTAATGCCCAATCTTTGGTCTGCTTGCGAAACTCCACCTCGTCCCAGTCGCACGACTCTAGCGTGGGCTCTGGCAGCTCTTGCGGTTCATCGTGCTGCACTGCTGGCGCAACAACTGCCGCTTGCTGCTTGAGCGCTTTGTTTTCACGCGCTAATTCTTTCTGACGTTGCCGTAACTGTTGCGCCCAGTTTGGCGCATCTTCTGGCAACTCAATTTCGTCTTCGTCTGCGGTAGGCGGCACCGCTTCGCCGTCAATGATCAGCTCTAAATCTTCGCTTGGCGCTTCTTCTGTTACTTCAACCGCTTCAACTTCTTCAGTGGTTTCAGCAACTTCCGGCGCTTCGCTTGAATCTACAACCCAATCATCAGCAGCTTCTACAGCCTGATTTTCAACGTCTGACATTTTTAACCCTTACTTGTTACTCGATATAGGCTATCGGAGGCCG